GATTGCCTTTTCCACATCTGTGAACTCGGCGAACTTGATGATATCAACAACAAGGACAGTTGTATTGCGGTTCGGCTTATAGGTAACTACAATATCGAAAGGAGGAAGATCATTAAGGTCAACTCCTACTCCTGCAGCTTCCTGCATTTTCTCAAGCCCTCCCTGTAATATCTTCAACTCGCCGGTGTAGGCAATGTTCCCTGAAGAGATATGCATTGGTTTATTACCGCGCCCGTAAACCGGTTCCTTTTCCTGTGCTGTTTTGTAGGAAACTCCCCTTGCATGCGTTACCACCACTCCGCCGATCAGGATATCGACGTCTGCCCATGCATAATCTGCTGTATTAGCCATGATTATATTGTTTTAAATTTTAAATTCTTAAGCTGTCAATGCCGGGTTCTCGAATCCCAGGCTTATTTCAATGTCCGTTGCATAGCCTACCGGTGTGATCCGGAGGGTTATGTACACCTTGTTCGTGCTGATCACATTCTGATCGGGATCGATGAAGCTCCTGAATGCGCTGATTTCGCCGGTAGCAGTCATCTGGCTGTTAACCTGGTTGTCGATGAGCGCCTGCCAGTTCTTTATTTGTCCCGGATGAATCTTGCCTTCAGCATCCACCAGAACTTCATCCTCGATCTCGTTGACGTAGGTTGTGTATGCGATTGTGATCGCCTTATTGATCACGCGTCTGCGGCTGATCATGGCATAGTCATCGGTGAGAGCCGTAGCCGTCGGATCGCCGGTGAAATAGAATCCGGTAACTCCGGCAAAGTTTCTCATTGCGATAAAACCTTTGTCGTGGAGATCACCCAGAGCTGCAAATGCATCCACCTTGCTGCCGTCGCTCAGGTATCCCTGCGTAACACTGAGCGCGCCGGTTTTTTTGCGGCTGCACTTCCGTTGGACCGGGTCGGAGGCAAGCCTTCCGAGCAGGAGCCCAACAGAGGCAGATAAATCATGCTCGTCGCTTATTATGGCATTTTCCCCTGAAGCGAGGGTAATCGCCACCCGGTTCATCGAAGCTGTACGGAGATTAACCAGTTCGCCGGCATCTCCCTTGAACAGGCGACCCTCGATAATGCCTACAGCCGGTGTGAATGCAGCTTCGTAGTCCGCCAGAAGGGATTGAAGATTTACGGCTGCATCATAAGCATCGTCATCCAGCCCGTGGTCAGTTGTCGGTTCATAACCTTCGTCAGGCTTCCTGGTAATGCCGAGAAGTCTGATTTCTCCTTTTGCATCATCGAGGAGCTGCTTGGCATATTTATTATTTGATTTATTGCAAATATCCGCCATCTCAATCGTGTTGGCAACCACCATGATCCACAGTGGCAATCCGTTGCCTCCCTGGGCATAGAATTCCTTGATGTTGCGATGAGCATGCACAACGTTCGCCGTGTCGTAGTCTGCCGTTATACCGACATCCTCCGCCTCTTTGAGCGAGAATATCTTCTTTGAGGTTTCGAGGGCGAGTCCGGAAGGCGCCGCAACGCCCGACAGGATCATGCCGGCTACTGCGTCATTCGTAAAAGCGACGGTTCCCAGTGCTCCGTTTTCAACTGTTATTATTACATTCGGGAGTCCCATTATTTGTTTCTTTTAAAATTGTTTCTACTGATTTATCCTTGAGGTTTTTCGCGTTCGATTCCGCATCCTTTTTTTTAAGGAATATGTTACCGTTGCTGGTCATGTATGCTTTGTCGAGCTTCGACCGGCGGGCGAAAAATCGTGCTATTTTTTCTTCCCTGGTCATGCGGTGAAATGCTTGGGCTGAGGCAGCCGCAATGACGATGCATGACGCATAGCCATTTCCTTATTGATGTAAATTTCCCCGTCACCGGTGACCCAGAGTTCTTTAATGTCCTCGTTTGCAGACATGAATTTTTTGGCTATTCCATCGATCTCCTCGTCGCTCAGCTTCGCCTCGGCAGGCTTAGCCAGGTTATTCACGATGCTGGTAAGCTTTCCTTCCAGGTTAGCGATGCTGTCAGTAGCTTCGCCGAGCTTGCCCTCAAGTTCGTGAACCAGGTTCTCGGCAAAATTAAGTTTCTCGATTAATGCTTTAATGGCTTCAACCGCTTCTGCGGCTGTGGATTTAGCCTTTAATCCTAAAATTGCAATTATTTCTTTCATTGTGCATTATTTAATTTTGAAAATAACATGTCTGTTTTTTTTGAACTTCCCTGGGTGCTTCCCCGGTGAAATGATACGATTGTTCCTACATAAGTCAGCAAAGCACCAAACAGGATGTTGGCGATTTGAAGATTATCGTCAGGAATCTTTTTAAAGAACAGGAGTATTGCCAGCAGGATTGTCGCTCCGATAAGTACGAAATCTATTATATATGCCGCTGTCTTGCTTAGCTTGCTACCGGAAGCGGCTTCCTGAATTTTCACATTCATAGCCCTGGCATCCTGAACATCTTTAAGATATTCCTGTAATTCCTTCAGCTCATATTCTTCGAGGGCGGCATTGAATTCCTTCTTTTGTTCATCGGTGAGCTGATCCTCCGGAAGAAGAGCCTTTAGGACGTTGGCTGCCGGAAAAATGTCGCCCACCGTATCAATGACGGCAGGAGCAACCTTATTGATGAATGCGCCTACCTTGGTGTCCTTGAATTTCTTTTTTTCGACTTCCATGATCAGTTGGTATAAGGTATTTCGTGCAGATGATTAGATCCGGTAAACCGGCAATCGATATGCAGCCAGGTAGGTGTACCGGTTTCGATCGTCGTAAGTCCGAGCACACGAAGATTGTCCCAATAGTCCCTGATCACGTCTCTTACTTTTTCGTAATCATCCCATCCTTCAATTTTCAGATCGGCTGCCCTGCCGTATTTGTGTTGTGAAAATGGAGCGCCGGTTTTTGTGAGGAATTTTCGCAAGCCGCTTTCCTTATACCCTCCTCCTTCATGCCAGTTATTGATCATGACAGGAACATCGAATATCTCCTTGATAAGCTGAGCGACAAGAACGATCCTGCGATCGATCAGCTCGATGGATTTCTCCTTTTTGATCTGATAGATTTCAGGATCTATAAACTCCTGCAATATGAAGTTTTTCGATACTTTCATTTATAAATGGGACTTACGTACCAATTCTTTATAATCACAGATATTGTATCAGCATATCCGATGTATTCACCGACTGTCATCTCTCCATACGTCCATATCCTCCGGATCATTCTGTTCGGATATAAACCTTCGACGGGATGGAGCGTATCGAGCGGCATATAGGGCATCACTTCAAAATCATCCTTTCCGGGTACGGTGCAGTTCTCAAATTCATTCACAAGCTGATTAACCGTGATCTCTCCGTGAATAAATACTTGTTGATTTTCAGGCTCCCAGGTAACCTGGTACGACTGAGCAGATAACCCGGATGCGGTCAGGATCAGCATGAGTATTAAGATCATCTTTGGATTGCCATGTTTCCCCCTTGATTCTTTTTCTTTCCTGCTAAACCTTCGGATTATCGCTTGACCGATCCAGTTACCCAGGACTCCCCCAATCCCACCGATCAGCGTTATGACCAGTACCTCTATAACATTCTGCAGGTTAACGAATCCTACAATCCAGGCAACGAACCCTGATATGCTGCCTCCTGTGAACCCTAATATTCTGTCGATCATTTTCAACTTTAAACTTTAAACTTTGAACTTCCTTTAGTAGCGGGAGTGGGATTCGAACCTAAAATGAAATGACAGCCTTTTACCCGGCTGTCTCAGGGTTAGGAAGTTTACGTGCCGGTAGCTTCTACCAGTGCAACTACGCCTTTCTCGTCGGTACGGTTGATCATACCTCCGAACCTTACGGTCGAACTCATGATCGATCCGCCCAGGTATTCCGGTTTGTCGCGGTCGATGGAAGTATGAGCATTGCCTTCGCCATGACGGACAAAAGCTTCGTGCCAGAACAGGGCTGCAGCGCAGTCTGTAACAGCAACGTCTCCGTTATCCTTTTTCACAGGAGTGGATGCATTGGTGTAATGCAGACCTATGGAACCAAGGGTCTCATTCCAGCGAACCATGATCTCGATGCCAAGGATGTTGCCGATGTAACCCTTTTCCAGCTTGGTCGTGTTGCCCGTCTTGTCGTAGTTCACAAATTCAGCGATCAGAAGCAAGTCCTCATGCTGATCGGGGGTGATCAACCCATAAAATCCGCCCGGAATGTTAAGGTTTTGTTTCCGCAATGCCGTCAATACGCCAACCATATCAGCCAGGATGATCCGCTTGCGAGTTCCGGTAGCTCCAACGAGGGAAGTTGTACGGTTTCCGCCGGTAGTTTTCACAAATCTGGCAGCCGCTGTCGGTCCCCAGATGTTGGCAATCAAGTCAGCTGCCTTCGTATTGAGCGATCCTGCAAGCTGCATGATGGTTTCGTTCCATTTTCCGTAATTGGTAACGATCTCACTTTCGCGGGTGATCATAACCGGATCGGTATAGAGAAGCTGTACATTATACGACTTGCTTTCATCCTTCTTCAGTTTAATCTGAAGAGGCAGGGAAGTGGGTTCGCCGGAATGAGCTTCGCCAACATCCCCGGCAATCGGAAGATGAACCGTGGTAGCATCGATGGCGATGTCGGAATCAACCTTCGATTTCTTATAAAAACTGTTCTCAGGAAATAACTGCTTTTGCAGGTCGCTGCTGAATTTTACTACATTAATTTCTGCCATTGTATTTAAGTTTTAAATTAATCGACCTGAACTTCTGTTCCAATCTCGTTAAATGTAGTTCCGTCATAGACGAAAGCCGTCATTTTGGTTTTACCTGCCACACCGGTAATTACCTTTCCCTTCATGCCGGTACTGAATGTGGTGGTTTCAGTGCCATTGGTCTTGAGGGAAACATGAAGAATCGCTCCGGCTTTCACATTATCATCAATGGTGAGGATAATAGTACGGTTACCGGTTGCCTGAGTAGTGACGCCATCAACCAGCGTCATATCGTTCACGACATCTATTGCCTGGTTGCCGGTGGCGGTCAGAGCCTCTACTGTCGCTTCCCCGAAGGGCCATTTTACTAAGTCAGTTGCCATGATTTTATGATAAGTTTGTTATTTTCACGTAAGCCCTGAGCAGAAGTTTTGCAGGCTCCCGACCAGGGCATTTTCTACAGGTTATTTCGTTTTTACCCAGGCATTATAGAGCTTGTCGAATTCGGGCTTGTTAGTCCTTTCGAGTTCCTCCAGAGCCTTGGGATCATTCTTCTGATACCATTCAAAGTCCTTTACCGGTTCCTGGGAGCTTCCCTGGTTTTTCAATTCCTTAATGATGTCCGATAAGCGGATGGATTCCTGCGGATCTACCTTCTTAGCTCCTGTATTTTTCGGATCATTCGGATCAGGATCAGTAACCTGGTTAACCAAAGTTTTGTTTTCCAGGAATGAAACAGCGAGGTCGAAGTCTGTATTGGCAAGTTTTTCAAACTTGTCTTTGTTTTCATCTGTTATGACTTTGAGAGCCATACCGTGAGAAATAAACGCCTTAACGGCATTTTCGGAAGATTTTTTAGCCTGGTTCATAATCTCTTCGACTTTTGCAACCAGCTGATCCTCGGTCGAGCCCTCCGGCATACCGAGTTTTAAAGCGATTTTTTTCATTTCATGAATTTGATTAGTGTCTTTAATTAATGCTACCATTTGCGTAATTGATAATCCTGACAGGTTTACGACCTTACCAGTCGTAATGATGGAATCAATGAGTTTGTTTGCAAGGGCTTCCTCTGCAGTAAACCAGGTTTCTTTGTCCATCACGTTGCTCATCCATTCATCATCTTTCCCGCACCGGTTAGTGAAGATGGTTACAAGCATGGCCTTCATGCTATCGAGTGCAGCGGCTTCTTTTTTCGTCAGATTACTTTTATCATCAAAAAAAGGATTGTGCACCATGAGCCTGCCGTAATCTACCATCTTAATGGTATCGCCGGCCATCGCAATTACTCCGGCCATCGATGCGGCTATGCCGTCAATGATCACATTAACATGCGCAGTTGAATTATGAATAGCTGAGAGAATTGCGAGACCGTGCATGATGCTGCCGCCTTCCGAATTGATGTGGATATTGATCACATCTACGTACTCCGAAGCGGAATTGATTTCATTAGCCAGGTAATAACCGTTCACATCCTTATCCTTCCCGATCTCTCCGAACAAATTGAAGGTATATTGCTTTTCAGTGCGGCTTACCAGATATTTGAAATCTTCATGATTCATTTACGCAATTTACGATGCTGAAGCGGCAAACTTATCCCTCTGTATTAACAGACACAAATTTTCGTGCAACCCTTACAGTTAAAGGTGTAAGGGTTGTTTACATATTTGTTTTTAAGGGAGGGCAAAACGTAGTTTTGCCGTTACTATATGGCAAAAGACAAGCAACGAAAAACAGCGCATATCCTGTTCGTAGAGCAGAATAAGACGCAACTGGAGATTGCCCAGCTCCTGGGTGTCACCACAAAGACGATCAACACCTGGGTGAAGGAGGGTAAATGGAAAGAAGAGCAGGACGCGCGCAGCGCGTCGCCTCAGCGAAGGATTGAGAACATCAAGGCAATCATCAGCAACATGGCGGATGATAGGCTGGAACTGGATCGCAAGGTTAAAACAGCGGAGGCTGAAGCCGATGCCGAAGAATCGACCAGGTTACGCGAACGGATCAGCCAGGTGGATGATGCGATTAGCAAATGGAATAAAACATTAACCAATCTGCAGGATGAAAACAGGGTAACACTTGACGTTTACCTGCGCGTGATGGACAGGATATTTGATGATATGCGCATTTACAATCCAAAACTTTATTCCGACACGGTCGAATTCCAGGAACAGCATCTGCATAAAGTGACTGAAGAATTAGGATAATATGAAAGTACGCGACAAAAAGGCTGTAGAACGCTACGAACAAAAACTTGCCCTGATCAAATCGGGCGCGGCTGCCAATCCCTTCGAGTCGAAAGATGAGCAGGCTGCCAGGAAAGAAAAGGCAAAGCGTGATCCTGCTTATTTTGTCGAATATTATATGCCGCATTATGCCACCAGCAAAAGCGCTAAATTCCATCTACGTATTGCCGTTTTTATTATTTCACATCCCATTCTGTTCTTATTACTCAGGTGGGGTCGCGCCCTGGCTAAGTCGGTTTGGGTGGATGTGATCATACCGCTATGGCTATGGATCAACGATGATATTCATTACATGGTGATCATCGGTAATAATTATGACAAGGCAAAGATATTGCTGTCCGACCTGCAGGCTGAGTTCGAAGCCAACGAACGCCTGAAGCACGACTGGGGAACGCAGGAAATGCGCGGTAACTGGGAGGACGGTTATTTCAGGACTAAGAATGGATTTATAGCCAAGGCTCTCGGAATGGGACAATCGCCCAGAGGACTCCGGTTTCAGGCTCGCCGCCCTGATTATATCGTATGCGATGATCTTGAGGACAGGGAAACGATCAAGAATCCCATGCGCCAGGATGAAATTGTCCGATGGATAGAGAAAGATTTGATACCGACGATGGACGGGCCGGCACGCAGGTTTATTAACGCCAATAACAATTTCCACCCCCGAACCATCCAGGAGGAGCTTCATGTCCGCCATCCGGGTTGGACGTTAGACCAGGTGGACGCCTACGATCCTATTACTTATGAGCCGGCATGGCCTGAGAAATATTCAAGCGACTATTACCGGAAGCTGGAAGAAGATATGGGTATTCTTGCAACCCAGGCAGAATACCTGAACAAGCCGCACATCGAAGGTAAGATATTTACTGAAGATCAGATTCAGTGGGGTAAAATTCCGGCTCTGAATCATTTCAAAACTATTGCCGGCCACTGGGATATTGCCTACGCCGGAAATAAGGACAGCGACTTCAATGCCATCCGAGTTTGGGGAGTGAAGGAAACCGACTTCTGGTACATTGACAGCTATGTAAGGCAAAGCAAAATGGTGAAGGCGCTGGAATGGATGGTCATGTTTCAGCGGTCATTGCCTCCGACGGTTTCGGTATTATGGAGGTTCGAAAGCCAGTTCTGGAATGATGAAGTACGCAGGACAATAGCTGAAGTAGAAGCAAAGCACAATATTAATCTTGCCTTGGTAAAGGTAGATACGCCCAAAACTAAGAAGTACGACCGAATCCTCACCCTTCAGCCCTATTATCAGAATGGCAGGATCTATTATAATGATGCAAAGTTTAGCCACAATGATACAGCCACAGGCCTTCAGCAATTGTACGGAATAGAACCCGGATACCGCACCCATGATGATGCGCCCGATGCCGATCAGCAGTGCATAGAGTGGCTTAGCAAGCATACCAGGAGAGGAGATTTTAAATCAAGGACCGGAAGATTAAAGAAGAATCAAAAACGAAGATTATGAGCTTCCTTACAAAAAACGATTACCAGAGCAAGATCAGCATGAGTGTTCTGAATCAGATCACCGGCAACGATGATACGCTTTTGACTGACGCTGAGAACAAAGCTTCAGGAATCATCACCGATATGCTTTCAGGCAATTACAATATCGGACTGGAATTGTCCAAAACCGGTTCCTCGCGCCACCAGGCATTGCTCGGCTGGATGCTTTACCTGAGCGTGTACTTCCTCTATGAGCGCATACCCGACAGCGAGCTGCCCGACAGGGTTGTAAAGAACTATGATGATACGATGGAGATGCTCAGGCAGATCGCCAGGGGAAAAACTCCAACCACCCTCACACCGGTCACGGTGGATGGAAAAGCAAAAAGAACCTTCAGGATGGGGTCAAATACACCCAGGTCTCATGAGGTGCTATAAATAATTCACCCCTGACCACAGGAGTGTTTAAATAGTGTTTAAATAAACGCAGGATGAACGATCAGAAAAAAGACGTAGGATACCTTAGAAAAGCAATTGCATCGCTTATAGGGGCTAATTTTACGCCGGACGAAAAACCGGAAAAAAAGAAAAGGCTGTCGAAAAAAATAGCAAGGAATTATTTCTACAGGATCGCACTCGACCTGGATAACCTGAAAGCGGCTTTGGATATGGCAAAGTACCCCGACTATCCGAACCGGGAACAGCTCTACATCATTTATGAATTATGCTCCAAGGACAGCCACCTTGCCAGCCAGATGCGTACAGCAATCCATGCAGTCCTGAAGAGTGACTTCTACCTTTCGAAGGATGAAAAGAAGCCGGATGATAAGGCAACTGAGTTCATCAGGACACAATGGTTTAATGATTTCATCGCACATGCGCTGATGGCTGAATTCTGGGGACACAGCCTGATCGAGTTCGGGCAGTTAGTGGATGGCGAGTTCAGAGATGTAACCCTTTTCCCCAGGCTGAATGTAATCCCTGAATTCGGGATGGTCATTCCAATGCCGGGCGCGGTGAAAGGACTGGACTATCGTGAGTATGCCACACAGTTCGCATTGATAGAGGTGGGCGATCCTTTCGACTTGGGTATCCTGGAGCTGGCAGCCAAGGAGGTGATCGTGAAAAATTACAGCCGGTCGGACTGGTCGCAGTCATCTGAAAAGTTCGGTATGCCGCGCCTGGTGATCAGGACGGACACGCAGGATGATAAAGAGATCAGCGAAATGGAAGCTCAGGCGGCTAATTTCGGAACCAATGGCTATGTGATCCTGAACAAGGAGGATGAATGCGAGCTGCAGTCCGATCCGTCAACCGACCGGTTCAAAATATACCAGGAGAACATTGCCCTGTGCGATGCCCAGATCAGCAAACTGATCAACGGGCAGACGGGGACATCGGACGAAAAGTCATTCGTAGGGTCAGCCGAAGTACATGAACGCATACTGGATGATTACACCGATGCACGGCTGAGGCGCATGCAGTTCCTGGTGAACGACAGGCTGATCCCCTTCCTGGTCGAATGGGGCTATCCGTTAAAAGGGTTCAGATTTCAATATACTGACTTATTAAAGAAGGACCCGCCCACTCCCAAACCAACTGATCCTGATGGAGGCGACCCGTCAAAAAAAGAACCGGTCTCCCGGCTGGCAACCGGCTCAGGGAGACAATTTCCCGACTGGCTTATGAATATGCCGGCGGAAGGTTGCTGCCACTAAGCACATTGTTGTGCGAGCTGAGTATTGTTGTTGATGATAAAACTCTGCAGAGTTATGTTAAAAGGATCTATGATCGTTCAGCGGGTCTCGTTGATCCTGAAATCTGGAAGCTGAATTACACTGAACTTACCCGTGCCATACAGGAAGGATGGGGTAAAGGTATTTCAGAAATGCGCTTTGACGAACCTAACTGGCAATACATAGCAGAATTAAAGTATCACACCGCATCATTCGCCGCTTTCAAGAATCATCAAGAGACTGGTGTAATAACAGAACTTCTCATAGGCGAGGATGGAAAACCACGATCATGGATTGATTTCAGAAATGAAGCTTTAAAGATTTCTGAGGGCTATAATAAACGATGGCTCCAAACGGAATTTAACCATGCACATCAAAGCGCACGGATGGCGGGGAAGTGGAAAGATTTTGAGGAGAATGCCGACTTGTACCCGAATCTGATGTTTGTGGCTGTTATGGATGAACGCACCCGGGAAGATCATGCTGCACTTAATGGAGCGATCTATCCGATAAATGATCCATTCTGGGATACCTATTACCCTCCACTCGACTGGGGCTGCCGGTGCTCGGTAAAGCAAACCGACTCTGGGACTGAACCGGCTAAGCGGCTCATTGATGTTAAACCGGGTTTTGCGAATAATCCTGGTAAGACAGGTGAGATATTCGATACTAAGGGAGCCTATTATAAAGGAGCGGGAGCCAAAGATCGTGATGAGATCGACAGGCTTGTCAATGGATTCATTTCGAAACAATCAAGCATAGAAGTAAGAAAATGGTATAGTGGTATCAACGACTATAATTTAAAGGTACCAAATTCTCCTATCAGTTTCATACTTTCAAATAGTATGGTTCGAACGATCACAGGGAAAACACATTCAAACAGAATGGCCCGTAATGAACTGATTTATGATATTAAAAATGTAATTAAAAACAGTAAGCCTGTTAAAGGTCCGGTACCGGATAATAATGCCAGGCTGAAATATAAGGAATGGTATTATTATGAAATTGAGACTGGATTGAAGGATAAGTTCTATTTGAATTATGTTAAGAGAATAGATGGTTCATGGGAACTTCATGCAATAACGGATGGATTGAAATAAAAAAGAGACTTGAAAAGGACTCCTGTAGTTGCAGACCACAGGCCACTTATATTCAAATCTCGGCTGCAAATATACAACAATTAAATCTTAAAAAGCAAATTTATTATTAAACATGCCTGATTTCAGGAACTTGGGAAAGGATTTAGCCAACCAGGCAAGGCTCGTTCAGAAGCTTGCCACCGGTGACCTTCAACGCATTATCGGGGTGGAGGGACTTAATCATTTCCAGGCAAGCTGGCAAAAGCAGGGATGGGAAGATCAGGGTGTGCGTAAATGGGAATCTCGAAAGGAACCGCTAAAAAAATTCAAAAAGAAAGGCGGACAGCTCGCCAGTTACAAAAAATGGAGAGCGAAGAATGCTAAGCGGGCTATTCTGATCAGCCACCGCACTGATACAGCAGGAGGTCATCTGAAAGATTCGATCAGCTACCGGATTGCCGGGACACGGGTGATCTTCTACACCGACAAGCCTTATGCCCGGGTACACAATGAAGGAGGCAAAGCCGGAAGGGGCTCCGGTTTTGTTATGAAACAACGGCAGTTCATGGGCAAAAGCTACCGGCTCGATATGAACATCAAAGCAAAGCTCGACAGGGAAATGGATAAAATTTTCAAATAACATACTATGGACAAAATTCATGAGGACGCTCATAAACAAAGAATGACAGCCCTGAAGTTCTCAAATTATACCTGGGTGCCGTTCAGGGCTGAAGTACTATTTCAGCATTACGACAGGTTCATCCTCGCAGCGCGTCAATACGACGGCAATCAACCGGGAAATGCCCGATTACTCAATATTATTTACTTAAATTAACAGCCATGTTGAACAATGTTTATACAGCAGTTAAAGATCAGTTGACCACCCTTGAAGCCATCAACCTGGTCACGAGGTGGAACAGTCAGCTTCAGTCGGGATTGATTCATACAGAGCCTGCATGTTTCATCGACTTCCCTGCACAACTCAACCTGGAAACGCTTAACCGGCAAGAACAGATCACTGACCTGGTTATTTCTGTCCACCTGGTAGGTAGGATCGTACGCGACCAGGACGGCAGCGTCGACGATACCCTTGTGGCTTCGCTTGAAAATTTGGCAACTGAAGTTTATGACCATCTCCAGGGAATGGGTTACGACATGGCTGACAGCC